AAAATGAAATCCAATTTTCTGACAGCCTTGGAGATGACCCTGGAACACGAAGGTGGGTGGTCCGATCACCCTGATGACCCAGGTGGTGCCACCATGCGTGGCATAACACTGAAAACCTATAGCGATTACCTGGGCCGCAAAGCGACAAAAGACGAGCTTAGAGAGATCGATGATGACGAGATCGAAGAGATCTACAAGACGGGCTACTGGGACAAGGTGCGAGGTGACGACATCTCAAGTGGCCCAGATATAGTCCTATTTGACTTCGCGGTTAACAGTGGTCCGAAACGTGCTATAATAACTGTGCAGAGGCTCTGCTTTGCCGAGGATGATGGCATCTTTGGGCATAAGACGCTGAAGCGGGTCTGGGAACGGATTGCCACCTACGGGTCAGAGCAATTCGTTGAAGACTACTGCGACAGGCGTTTAGAGTTTTTGCAAGGGCTGTCCACCTTCGGAACCTTCGGAAGAGGTTGGACTGCAAGAGTGGATGACATCCGCGAACGCGCAGCTGATATAGCGAGGGACCAACCAATATGACAGTAGTGTCGTTATCATTACCAGCTGGCGTTGTTCGTCCAACATCACCACTGCAGGCTGCTGGGCGATACTATGACGCTAACTTGATCCGTTGGCGGCAAGGCAAGCTGCTGCCCGTTGGTGGCTGGGAACGTATTACCAGCTCAGCTTTGGCTTCTCCGGTTCGCAATATCTACACATGGACAACTAATTCAGATTTAGCTTTGGCAGCTCTTGGATGTGATGCAAAGCTTTATGCTTTGGATGGATCAAGTTACACAGACATCACGCCTGCTAACTTCATTCCAGCTGAAACCGGGGACGTTGGCGGTTACGGTGCCTACAACTACAACGCAGAACTATACGGTGATGATACCGACGCAACGTATCCCCGGCCACCCTCTCTCTTAGACAGGGCCACGTTCTCGTGGACGATTGCAGGCTGGGGCGAGGACATCCTGGCTGTGGCTTCCAGCGACGGCAGGTTGCTGCATTGGGAGTATGGTGAGACAGAAGCGCATCCTGTTGGGTCAGCTGAAATAGACGAAGCAGAGCGCGTCAGCAATGTGGTTACAGTAACCACTGTGTTTCACCACGACTTCCAGGTGGGTGACAGCGTTGTGATTACCGGCAACTCTGAAAGCACATTTAATGGCACCTGGACAGTGGCCTCTGTTCCCACGTCAACCACCTTTACTTTTGCTGATAGCGGAACCGATCAAACAGGCACAGGAGGCACTGCCACACATGGCACAGTGCCGACGAGTAATACAGGTGTCATTGTAACGCAAGAGCGCCATGCAGTTCTGCTTGGCTGTGGTGGCGAGCCTAGGCGGGTAGCCTGGTCAGATGTCGAGGACTACAGCGATTGGGACTTCGCTGACGCAACAACGCAGGCCGGTTTCTTTGACCTGGAAACAGATAGCCCTATCCAGATGGCAGTGAACGTCAGGGAGGGAACCCTGATATTTACCGAGACCGAGGCCTGGCTGATGCGCTATGTGGGGCTCCCATATATCTATGGGTTTGAGAAAATCGGTATGGGTTGTGGTTTAATGGCTCCGATGAGTTTTGCCACTACTGCTGGTCGCTGTGTATGGATGGGGCGTGAAAGCTTTTGGATTTACGAAGGAGGTGCCGTTCGACCACTGGACTGTGACGTTGCCAGCTTTGTATTTGAGGATGGCGATGCCACAGCGTCGCGTCTTTATGCTCATGGAGCAGAGAATAACGTATTTCCAGAAGTCTGGTTTTGGTTTCCTAAACAAGGAAGCTCAGTACCTGACAGCTACGTTATTTGGAACTATGCCGAGAACTGGTGGTCTCTTGGCTCATTAACTCGCACAGCTGCAACTGGGGCTGGAGCATTTCCGTTCCCGATGACGGCTGACGACACGAACAACGTATATTACCAGGAGTACGGTTGGACGAATGCTGGTACTTCTCTCGTTGGTTCTCGCTATGCTGAGAGCGGCAGCTTGAACAGTGCTGGTGGCCAGGTAATCACCAGCGTGCGACAGGCAATGACGAACAGTGGATCTGGTTACGACAGCACCAAGCTGACGTTCTACGGATCATTTACCCCTGATGGCGCAGAAAGCAGCTTTGGGCCATATACACCCAGGTCCGATGGCTATACAGATGTGCGTTTTACGGCTCGTGACTTCAGGGTACGTTTTGAGGCGGCAGAAGACGCCGAGTGGTCGGTTGGCGGTCTCCGGCTTGATGTCGTGCAGAGAGGTGGTCGCTGATGCAGATATTCATCACACCAGCTCCAGAACGCTACGAGAGGGCAGCTATAGCGCGAGCCTTTGACAATATTCGCAGGGCTTTAACTTTTGCTGTTTCCACCGACGAGGCGGTCAGTAGCGTGCTTCTGGAAGCGCCGAACGGAACAGTGTATAAGGTAGAAGTCGATAACTCTGGAAATTTAACAACTACGGTGGTTCCCCTTGGCTCTCGATAGAGAAAAATTTGAATGGCTTTTAAGCAAAGGTTTGCGGCATGGCGGTGACACGCATTCTGTTGAGGACGTTATTGCAAGCTTGCAATCTGGCGAGCTTCAAGCGTTCTACAATGACGATGGAATGATAATGACGACGCTTGCCGAATATCCGCAGAAAAAAGTGCTTGAGGTGTTCATGGCTCTCGGAAGTCAGGAAGCTATTGCAGAATTGTTTACCAATGAGGTTATTCCACACGGTGAAGCGGTGGGCGCTGACTATGCCAGAGCTATGGTGAGGCCTGGTCTAGTTGATTTGTTCAAAGGTTTAGACTGTAAACCACGAGGCACAATGCTTTATCGTGAGTTTGGCGCGGAGGTGTAAATGGGCGGTATTGTTAACCCTATTGGCAGACTTATTGGCGGCGGCGGTGGTGGTGGCGGTGGCCAAACCGTTGTGCAAAGAAGTGAGCTTCCTGATTGGCTTGAAGCGCCTATTAAAGAAAACATTGATTTAGCGAAACAGATTGCAAGCAGGCCATATCAAGCTTATGGCGGTCAAACAGTTGCAGGCCTGTCTCCGCTTCAAAACCAAGCATTAGCCCTTACCCAAAGCGGTCTCGGAACTGGTCAAGCGCAACTTAATGCAGCCCAACAAGCCGTGCAGAACGCCATTTCTGGCTATGGCAATGTGGGCATGGCTGGGCCAGCTAATATATCCGCAATGAGCCTGACCCCGCAGCAGGTAGGCGCACAACAGATTGGCGCAGGAAATGTCGGCGCTCAAACCATAGGCGCACAGAATGTTGCAGCCCAGCAAGCAGGTGCCGCTGGTTACAACGCCGCCTTAATGCAAGGTCCAGCTAATGTGCAAGCTCAAAACTTTTTGAGCGGCGACGTTGGCGCATATATGAACCCCTATACGCAGAACGTCCTCGATGCGGCCATGAAAGACTTGGCCTCTGCTTCGCAATATGGAATACAGCAAATAGGGCAACAGGCGCGCCAGGCCGGTGCCTTCGGTGGATCTCGGCAAGGCATTGCTGAAGCTTTACAGCGCTCACAAGACGTGGAAAGCGCTGGCCAGCTATCCGCTAACTTGCGCAGTCAGGCGTTCCAAGATGCAGCTTCTCGCTTGGCCGCAGATCAAGCGCGTGCATTGCAAGCTGACTTGGCCAACCAACAGATGGGCTTCAATGTAGGCGCTAGAAACCAAGATGCCGTTATGCGTGCATTAAGCGAAAGCGCAGGCTATCAGCAACAAGCAAACCTTGCAAACCAGGACGTTGCAATGCGTGCTGCCTTAGCCAACCAGCAAGCTGGCCTGACATCAGGTCAAGCTAATCAGCAAGCAGCACTTCAAGCTGCGTTGGCAAATCAGCAGGCCGGTATAACCACAAGCCAAGCAAACCAAGATGCCGCTCTGCGCGCAGCTCTGGCCAATCAACAGGCTGGCCTAACAGCTGGACAGCTTAACCAAGCTGCCGCACTGCAGGCCGCGCAAGCTAATCAGCGTATGGGCTTTGATGTTGCGCAGGCCAATCAGCAGGCCCGCCTTGCCGGGTTACAGGGCCAGCTTTCAGGTGCGCAACAGCTCGGTCAGCTGGGTGTCCTGGGCAGAGAGTTCCAGAACCAGAACATTGCACAGCTTATGCAAGGTGGTGCGGTTCAACAAACGCAGCAGCAAGCTATGCTGGATGACGCATACAGCCGCTATCTTGAGCAACTCAATTACCCAATCCAGGCTCTCAATCTCAGGATTGG